CGAGCTGAGGCAGGCCCTCATCATTAGCGCGGCTATGGTTGCCGACCACCTCTGCTCCGCACACGATCAAGCGCTAGACGGAAGTGATTGTCGCTCTGCATCAGCCGATATTGCAATGCGTCGTCGTCAAGGTGCGGACTTATGTGCCTCTTGAACACGCGAAACCAATGTTGGACACGACCAAACTCGTCGATCACGTCCTGCAGGTCCTTGCGAGAGTAGACGAGCACCTTTTTAGGGTCGGGCCCGTCCGGTTGTCCTCGCGACACCGAATGCCGGATGCCACTCTCCAGTAAGGCGTAGTTCCTCACGGCGAAGGCAAAGTTGTCCGGCGGGTTGATGAGAATTATCCCGTCTTCGATCTCTTCAGAGTAGGCCCACAGCCAATGAGCGAAGCGATTGCGGTGCTTGTCCGGAGATTTGGTGAGCAAAAGTAGCGCGGCTAGAATGTCGAAGTCTTCCTCGCTCAGATGGGACTTGGCTGCCGCCCGCAGTCCCGCACTCTGTGCCGTTTGATGGATAGCGTCGAACATTGCGAAAGCGGGCGTTGCCTTAGCCCCGAGAAAAGTCACCAGTAACCCTGCTAAGTAAGCCTCCACTTCGGCGGCTTTCGCGATGGTCGTCATGGCAAGGGCGGCGTGTTCTGGCCGTTCACGGATGGATACGGCTGCCGAAGTGTAAAGTGGGGGCAGTAGCCGTCCGCTTCTTCCGAAATGCGATAGTGGTTGAGGCATGCATGAACACCGCGGTGAAGCAAATGATCGGCTGCGCACGCCACAAACGACGCCGTGCGATCCGAGTGCGACAAAGGTGGGCGCGAGCCGAAGCCCGCGCCCGAAGGGATGTGTTAACCCTAGGCGTACCTAATGGGCGCTCCAGAAGAGCCGGCCACAAGGTTGATCCCATGGACGCAGTCCGCCTTGTTGTAATAGCCCTCTCCGGAGTTGGCGATCTTGCGGTGATTGGCGGCGTAGAGGGTCCAGCGCCATTGCGACGCTTGATCGAGGTAGACGACGTAGTACATGTAGGAGCCCTTTCATGAGCGAGTCGGTGAACCGGTACCTTTTCGAGTACCGGCATGAAGGAGCGGAGTGGGCCCTGGAGGTGCGCGCGCGCGATCTGGACGATGCGAAGGCTCGGCTGAGAACTCTGCCTTTCGCACAGTACAGGGGCGAGGTTGTTGCCTCAGGGGACATTCCGGGTTCCGGCTTCCTCGGCCGCTTGGGCCGATTGCTCCGAAACCGCTGATATTCTGTGCATGATTCGTTCGCTGGCCAACGCACGGCTGTGGACGTACATGGATGCATTGTGGACGGTCTCCGACGAGGCCATGCTGCTCAACGCCTTCGTCGATCATGCCGGCGATGTCCCACGGCTGGGGCCGCAGGGTACGGCGCTAGCCCACCACCGCCGATGCGGGAAGCCAGTTCTTGATGGCCAGCCCAGCCATCAGCAGAAGAAATAGACTGATCGCGACAATGCGCTGAATGCGCGCCATGCGTTGATCGCGCGGATCGGGGGGCGTCAGATCAGGATCCTGCGGCCACGGCATGGGCGATCTCCAGTTCGGTCTGGCCAAACCATAGCACCGCCCGGCCTGAAGCGGCGAGCGATCGCCCCCCCCAAGCAGCGAGCCGCCGTGCGGCGAGCGTAGGGGGCTGACAATTTGTCAGCACCGCACGGCACAACAGCCCCTGGTCGCCAGCGAGACGCTCGGGCGGTGACAACGGGGCCCCCGCTCGTGACGTAGAGGTTCCCGACTGTGTCCGTCCTCGCCGGCCAAGCCAGCGGCTCGACCGCCGTCAACCTGTCCAAGCTGCCCTTTCCGAAAGTCGTCGAGGCCCTGTCCTTTGACGCCATCGTGGCTGAGGCCAAGCAGCTGCTGATCGACGCCATGGCCGAGGACAGCCCCGAGGCCGGTGCCGCCATGGCCCAGGTGCTGACCCTGCCGTCCGAGCCTCTGGTCAAGATCATCCAGATTTTCGCCTATCGCGAGCTCGGTCTGCGCCAACGGGTCAACGACGCGGCGCGCGCCGTCACCATTGCCTATGCCGTCGGGTCCGACCTTGATCACCTCGTTGCGCTGCTGGGTGTGCAGCGGCTGGTCATCGTGCCGGAGTCCGTCGACGGACTGACACCTGCCGTTATGGAAGATGATGACGCCCTGCGCCGGCGCGCCCTGCTGGCGCCCGAGGCCTATTCCGTGGCCGGTCCCGAGGGTGCCTATGTGTCCAAAGCGCTCGACGCGTCTGGCGATGTCCTGGACGCCAGCGCCACCAGTCCGGCCCCGGGCGAGGTTCTGGTGACCGTTCTGTCGCGCCTCGGCAATGGCGTGCCCGACCAGACCCTTCTGGACACCGTCGAGGCCTATGTCTCGGCCGAGGACGTCCGCCCTTTGACCGATCAGGTGACGGTGGCCGCGGCCGAGGTGCTCACCTTCGAGGTCGATGCTACCCTGACCACCTTCGCAGGGCCGGATGCATCCGTCGTCATCGCGGAGGCCCTGGCCCGGCTGGATGCCTATCTGGCCGCATGTTTCCGGCTCGGCCGCGACGTCACGCGCTCCGGGATCATCGCCGCGCTGTCGCCCGAAGGCGTCCAGGACGTCGACCTGGTGTCCCCCGCCGCCAATGTCGTCGTGACCCGCACCCAGGCGGCCCGCTGCACGTCGATCGACGTCACCCATGCCGGTCTCGGGGAATAGCCATGCCCCTGGTCCGAGACAGCCAGTGCCTGGCGCCTGAGAACTCCACTGCGCTCGAGCTGGCGCTCGAGCGCCTGACGCGCCGCCTTGAGGACGTGCCGGTCCCGCTACGGGATCTGTGGCGGCCTGACACCTGCCCGATCGAGCTCCTGCCGTGGCTGGCCTATGCCCTGTCGATCGACAGCTGGAATCCAACCTGGTCCGAGAGCGTCAAGCGCAACGTGGTGGCGGCTGCCATCGAGATCCAGCGCAAGAAGGGCACTGCTGCCTCGGTGCGCCAGGTCGTTGCGGCCTTCGGCGGCCAGATCGCCTTGCGCGAATGGTGGCAGCTGGACCCGCCCGGTGAGCCGTACACCTTCGATCTGGTCCTGACCCTGAACGGGGAGGGCGGGCAGCCCGCAACGGCCCGCTTCGTCGAGGAGGTCATCGATGAGGTGATCCGGACCAAGCCCGTTCGCGCCCACTTCACCTTCACCCAGGGCCTCGCGGCCCAGGGCGGTCTCGGCCTGGCCGCCGCCGCGCGCGCCGCCGACTTCTACCGCCTGCAGCTTGAGGCCGCCTGATGCCTGGATTGCCGATCACCATCACCAATGTCGGGCGCGCCGCCCTGATCAATGCCCAGAACACCGGTACCAATGCGCTGACGATCAGTCAGGTCGCCCTGACCTCGGCCAACATGGAGGGCGCAAACTTCGCGGCTATGACGGCTCTGCCGACCGAGCTGAAGCGGTTGAGCACCTTCGCCGGCGATGTGGTCGCAGACGACACTCTGCACCTGACCATCCGGGATGAGTCGATCCAGTCCTACAGCATGCGCGGCTTCGGGCTGATCCTTTCGGACGGCACGCTGTTCGCTGTCTACGGCCAGGCGGCGCCGATCGTCCAGAAGTCCTCGGCCTCGATCATGCTGCTCGCTGTGGATGTGGTGCTGGCCAGCCTGACTACGGCCATGATCGAGTTCGGTGATACGGACTTCATCAATCCGCCGGCGACGGTTGATCGCCCGGGTGTCATCGAGATCGCCGATCAAGCCGAGGTGGATGCCGGCATTCGGGGTGACGTCGCTGTCCCACCTTCACGCCTCAAGGTGCTGCTGACGGCCCTGCTCGGCGGCAAGGCAGACTCGGCGCACAGCCACGACGCCGGCCATGTGACGACGGGCATTTTCAACGTCCTGCGGATCCCCGATCTGGCCATGGCCAAGATCACCGGGTTGGCGACAGCGCTTGCGGAGAAGGCCAGCTTAGCGGGTGCGACCTTCACGGGTGCCTTCGCTATCTCGCGGGCGAGCGGACCCAGCCTCGATCTGATCGGCAACGCCGGCACGGGGCGTGAGATCAACTTCAGGACCGGGGCCAATACCCGCTGGCGCATCCGCGCGAATGGCTCGGCCGAGAGCGGGGCGAACAACGGCTCCCTGCTCGAGTTTATGCGGTTCGCTGACGACGGCACCTATCTAGGGATTCCGTTCGCCATTATCCGCGCCACGGGACAGGTTTCCTTCGAGACCGTACCGCGCGTCGGCACTCAGCAGCTCTGGTTCGAAGGCAACTTCGACCCGAACTCCAAGGCCGCAGCGATCCACTCCCACGACTGGGCCCAGGTCACGGGCAAACCGGTCCTGCTGCAGTTCGTCAGCGCCCTCGCGGCCTCGGGCTCCGACCTCAACCTGTGTGTCACGCCCGGCTTCTATCGCCAGCCGCTCGACGCCGGCGCAACGGACGGCGCCAACTATCCGGTCGGCGGCGCCGGCATCATCGAGGTCCTTGCACAGGGCAATGCCGTCGAGCAGCGCTATACGCGGCCCTCGAGCGGGGACGTCTTTCACCGTGGGTCGATCGGCGGGGCATGGTCGGCCTGGCGCAAGTTCTGGGACAGCGGCAACTTCGATCCGGCGTCCAAGGCCAACGCTGCCCACAGCCATGCGGGTGAGGATATCACCTCGGGCACGGTGCCGCTGGCCCGGCTTCCCAACATCCCCGCCAGCCAGACGAACAGCGGCGTCTTCGATCCCGCCCGGATCCCGGCGCTGGCCATGTCGGCCATCACCGGCCTGGTCGATGCGCTGGCGGGGAAGTCTAACACCGGTCACGTCCACTCGGGCGCGGACATCACCTCGGG